TGTTCATAAGTGGCTTCTCACGGATGACACCGAGGCTTTACGATTATTGCTACGTTGTGATCCAAGGCAGGTCTTGGCCTCTTTTCCTATGATGGCTTATCGAGAGTATTTGGCCATCGGCGATGTCCATTGGGCTCGTGGCGATTTCGCCATGGAAGACAAGTTCCGCACTGTTGGTTCTTGTTACGCACAGTACGCCGGGAAGACAGAGGCCAAACACGTTGATCCTGCATATGCTGAATTTGTCAGGCAGGCTGCAGAGGAGCGAGGAAGAGTTGCAGATATGGATTGGATGATTCCGGCTGCAGGTACAGATACCGTTCGTGAGTCCTTTTCTGCTCAGATGGGGAGGACCTCCAGAGCCCCTTGGGACGAACACGATTTCCGTACTTCTCTTCTTCATCAAAGATCAAAGGTTGATTCCAGTGGACGTGTTCATGATCGTGAACCGTCAGGGTCTTATCCTAAGTCCACGAGAGGAGCTGACCGACTTAACATTTTCCGAGGTGGTCTTCATGACAAGGTTATTGAGGCCTTTAACACTTTGGACATGACCAAGTCGGCTGGCTGGACTGCCAGGAGGATCAAGGGTCCCAAGGGAGCTTGGAACACTCGTGAGCATTTGGAGTTGCTTTCTTATTACGTTCGATGTCGGATTCTTCTCCGTCTTTGTTGGGGTTTCAGGAGGATTTGCAAGTTCACTCCTTCGACTTTGGTTCGTTTGGGTCTTATGGATCCAGAGGAGTTGTTCAGGAAGTCTGAACCCCACAACAGGAAGAAACAAGACAGTCGAAGATGGAGATTGATTTCGAATGTCAGTCTAGTTGATACTCTGACACAGCTCACGATTCACAAGGCTCAGAACTGCTCGGTCATTCGCAGTTTTCAGATGAACCCGAGCGAAGCAACATGCGTCGCTGGCTTAGGCCACGACGATCAAGGTGTTCAAGCCATGGGCAGAGTTTTCGAACGCATTCTTGCAGAGAAGGCTCACAGGAAGACCAGGACAGGCGTGACCTCTCAGGTCGAGCTTATGGACAGCGACGCCGAGGCCTGGGACTGGAACGTCAACCGGTCGGGCTTTCTTAGTTCGGCCTATCGTCGCGTGTATCAGCAATATCCCGAGTATGGCTTGCAGGCCATTGACCGCGATGATGACGACCCAGATCCACCTTTGGAGTTTGAGTGGACCTGGGAGTTGTTCATGTGTGAGGCGATTACTTCGTCAGCACATATCTTTGTGATAGGCAAAGATTTGGTCGAGCCGCTCCAATTTGGAATTATGTCGACAGGGTCAGGTTCGACCACAGGTGACAATTCGGATATTCGCGAGGTTGGAGCTCGCATGTCCGGTGCTGTCGATCTTGCAGTCGTTGGAGATGAGCTTTTCATGCTCAGCTGTCTTTCGCAAGAGAAAAGCGATGAGATGTTTCGCCG